TGGAATGTAAAAACATAGTAGCTGCACAAGCGTCAAACTTGGCCCGCTGTGACGGCCGGTTCTGATGATCCAGAACAACGGTGATATCGACCGGACAGCCGGAGCCAACAAGGTGATCGGGGACCAGGAAACAAAGGAATTCCTCGGCCCATTGCTGTTGTCGATCACTAAAACGCTTAAGGCCATTCCGAACTTTCTCTATACGATGCTCAACACAACTCGTGTCGTTATTAAAACTCTTGACGGGGGCGATATTACCCGTCATGAGTTGCGGCCCTATGATCCGGGCTGTATATTTACCATCCTCAAATACCAATGGCGCGGAGGTTTGGTAGTGTACCTCCTCCAACGTGTCGGGAAGTCTGCCTCCATCCATCACCACACTTAAGTTGTCAAAACCAACAAGATGGTCCAAACGTTCATAGAGAAAAGCAGAGACGCAGGAGGGGTCTTCCAGTTTTTCAGACCGGACGATCCTCTCCACATCACTAAGATAACGTTTGGGCGCTGATTTGACCCGGGTGATGATGGCACGTAGAACCATCTCTCTCATTGTCACAGACAAATAAACCCCAGGGGACCCGATGGAAATTGTCAACCCTCCAGAGTTACTGTAAGACCGCACATAATTCAATGTCACACCAGTGGGCGCACGAATACCAAAGGTTTTACGATTGAGTTGAAAACCTGGAATAAGTCGCGCGATGGGAGTCCAGACGACACGAACTGGAAACATGCCTACCAAACGCCGATCTCCAGAACGAAGAACGGCTTTCTCGATAAGATAAACGATGGACCGATTCCAGTAATGGAAAATGACGTGATCATCTCCATAATCCCAGATCGCATGAGAATAACTGGAATCACCGTTCATTTTGGTATGAACGCGGTCATCGATGATGGTAGTCATGCCGTCGACTGTGGCGCCGCCAGCACTGATGGGAACAAAAGAATAAATGATGATCGGCCGCGCGTAACCGGCATAATAGTGCATATCACAATAATAATCGGTGTCGACGAATTTTAGAACATGGGTGGAACCAACATCGTCGAAACTCGAACTCATAGCCAGATCTTTGGCAAAATGCATATTGCGGGTACCACTAATGCCGCGAAGAATGTCACGCCGAGACATTGAGACGGAGTAAGGGACCAACCCAGCCTGAATGATGAGGGAGTCGATGGCCTTACTAACACCGGTACGTTCCATAGCGCTCATTCCGTGGGAATGGCGGGTGTTGGGGCGGTAAAGCTCTAAGTTGGCTGAACGGAACTCTTGACGAAGAGCATCCTCGTGAGGGTTGCCGGATAATTGGTTGACCAGCCAGCTGAAAAGCCGGTCAGCCAATTGCGGACGGAAATGAACCACAACCCTCCAGCTGCCATAGGCAGTCAGGACAACTACGGTCGGCACAATGACTACATTACGAATCGCCATAATGCTTCCGGAGACTTAAAGATGTTACGGTCTTTTATTTCCCTGAGCAAGGGAAAGCTAGTCACGAGGAATCGAACCGCGTGAAAAGAGGGCTAGCAAAACTGCCTTTATAAGAAGCAGAACCCACCAGGGATTTTTAAAAGGGGCAGGGCCGAAAAGGTGGTAACAAGCACTGCTCCTCAGCTCGGAGAGACGGCGGTGGGTCACATTGCTCCTCTGGCGTTGGGCTGAGGTAAGGCTGCGACTCCGCTGCTAACTTGATCTTGTTTAGGGCGCGGCAAAACAGACACTTGATGTAATGTAGGTGTCGGTCGTCGTCGCCGGGGGCGCGTTCGGTGCCGTGAGCCACTCGCCAATGACGAGCAGCTGGTGTCACGCTGTAGATGATTATCTCGGCGTCCCCAGGGGCTGACATTTTCTGGAGCTCCCACTGGCGGCTGTTTTGCAAAGTTTGGACACGTGCCAGAGCTTCGACTAAGGCTGGTGGTGGTGGAATGGCCATCGAGGGAAAGAGGTTTTGGAGGAGTAAGAATTCGTACGGGTTCATCGATTATGATGCCAGCGGTAACTACTGTAACAACCGCCGGTCGCTCACCAACAAAGAGCATGGTGGGGATGTCATCGAGGGTTGTGGCCCGATCGATGGCCAAGCAACACTGCTCCACATAGGCGGCGTCACAATCCAACTGCGTGGCGGCAAAATCCAGGACATCGGGATGACGAAAAGAAAGCTGCGGGAACTGGTCCGCCCGATCGAACTGGGCGAACCACCCAACATCATGGTGCCGATGTAAGGCACCAGCATCAGTCAATTCTCGGTGTCCCAGTCTAACCATGGCACTGGCCCACTCAGCAATGATGGGTGTGGAGGGGTCAGTGGTAAGATAACCCATGGCTTTCCTGGCCAAGCATGTGGAATCCGAAACAGACAAGGGGCTAGTCGAAAGATGCAATCGGCGAACCTGACGTTGAATGTCTATAACGGAATAACAATGGACCCATGGATTCAGATAGTAACGGCCCAGGAAGGGAACAGGAGATCCTTCCACAACATGGACCGCCTTCAGGGAATGGCCCAAAGAGGCAGCAGTCTCCATAAATGACTTAATGTTCACATCCCCGGTGAGGCCGTCGTCTCCACCGTAAACGCCCAGCTTGTTCCAGGCATCTATCGGGGGCAGCCCCTCCTTACGAAGTTGCATAAAAGTTATGAGAGCGTTCTTCGAGGTATTGGACAAGGCTGTATCGGCGCCACCTGAGAGTTGAGACTGCCCAGTGTCGTATTTGACGCCAAGGGCAGTGAAGCCCACGGCGTCATGCATCTCGGACACGAGGCGGTCCCACTCAGCATGGTACTGGTGGCCGAAAAACCTACGCCCAATGGCCTGGACGAATTTATTCATCGGGCGACTATTGGTCCCATCCCAAGCTGAAAAATCAGTAGGGACCAACCATGAGCTCCGTTGAGCGAGCTCATGCACAGCCGCCGCGATTTCCCGCGGGTTCTTACCAAAAGCATACCAACTGGTGTTTTTCATCACATCCGTCATGATCGCATAAACGAATGAAGAAAACCGATTTGTGTGATCGGCGTTAACAGTTGAAATGTTTCGCGGTGCGGCGTATTTAGGATACGTCTCGCCCTTCTGAAAACTCTTGACAACCATGGAATGTAAAAACATAGTAGCTGCACAAGCGTCAAACTTGGCCCGCTGTGACGGCCGGTTCTGATGATCCAGAACAACGGTGATATCGACCGGACAGCCGGAGCCAACAAGGTGATCGGGGA